GGCGCCTGCTTGCTGTAACCGTTCGCGAGCTTCTCGATGTAGTCGACCGGGTTCGCGATCGTGGCCATCGGCACGGGTCGCTCGGTGATGCCACGGATCACGGTTGCGGCCTCGGCTTTCGCGACCGCGCCGGTCGGGTCTTGGACGGCCGCCTGAGGCTCATCGACCGCGAGCGCGCGCCGCAGGAAGACCTGCCAGCCGCGCTTCGCTCGCCCCGAGCCCTTGAACTTCGGGTCGGCGGCCGGCGTCGCGTCGATGAACCCGTTGGCCAGGTCCGTCAGGATGTCGCGCTGCATCGGCACCGCGTCCTTTGCCAGGACTGTGACCGGCCACCTCTCGAGCTCGCGGTTGAACTCGGCCACATTCATGCCGCGACCTCGCCGACGTCGAGGCGCCACTGGATCACCGTCTCACTCACGGTGGTCGGCAGGACCGCGATCACGGCGAAGACGCGGTCGCCATACTTGAGCCGCCAGCCCGGCTTCGGCTTGGCGGTGAGCCCATTCGCCGGCACGTAGACCGTCGCGGTGATGCTCGCGTCCTCCCATCGGTCCGACTCGTCGCGCAGGTCGGTGGCCCAGACCGAGTACTCGATGGGCGACTCCGTGACCGTTCCGCTCGTCGAGTAGGCGCCACGCGGATCGACGAGCGTCGCCTCGATGCCGGTGAGCTGCGTCACCTGGAGCGTCCGGCTCGCCATGATCTCGCCGAGCGTCACGCGCGGACCCTCCGGCGCTTCTGGCGCTCGTCGGCATACGCGCCCTCGCGCTGCTCTTCGAGCGTCTTGTCCTCGGGCAGCGTCGTCGCGACAGGTTCGCGCGGCCGCTCCTCGACCGGCGTGATGAAGAGCCGGTGCTCTCGCATCGCGCGCACCACGTCGGCCACGTCGGCCCCGTCGACCAGGTCGACGAGGCCAAGCGTGCCGCGAGCCGTGTAGAGCCGAGCTCGCATCAGATCGACCGCTTGCTCTGGCCTTCGATGTAGACCCAGACAGGGGCCGTGCTCTGGCCGACAGACGCGTTCGGCACCTCCGCGATCTTGCCGATGGCCTGGCGCGAGGTCGACGTCAGGTTGAAGTCGGTGCCGCCATCGCCGCCGTAGACGGTCGCGCCCAGGTCGGTCAGCCCGATCGCCGAGCCCTTCGCGATGGTGAGTAGGACCTCGACCTTGTCGGCGTATTCGATGCGGTCGGCCTGGGTCGTGGAACTGAACAGGGCGACGCCGATGAACGTCGTGCCTGCCGCAGTCAAGTTCTGCGCTTGGCCGTTGACGTCTTCTTCGATCATGGCACCGGCAAAGATCGCCGTGCTGCCCTGTTCGATGACTGCGGTCGTCCGCTTGTCGATGCCGCGATACTGGCGCGGCGTTGCCCTGGTCAGGTTGGTCATGGTCGGCGCGCCCAGGAGCAACAGCGCGGCGACGAGGATGAGGAGAAAGGTCGTCATGTCTGATTCCGAAAGGGTTTGGGTTCTTGGGTATGTCAGGTGCCGGCGCTGTCGGGGTTGTCGCCGCGCGCGCCGGCAAGCGCGGCGGCCCCACCTATCACGCGTTCGTGCCCTTGACTGCCAGTTCGAACCGGCCGTAGCCGACCGCGCCGGCCCAGCCGTGACCGAAGAGCACGCGGTTGGTCTTCGCCGCGTGCTCGCTGCCCGGACCGAGCTCGACCGGGTTGACGCCCTCTTCCTGCAGCAGGAACGCGCGGATGCCGGCGTCGGTGCGGAAGAGGTATTGGACGTTCGTCGTCGTGAGGCGTGCGTTCAGCAGCGGCACGAAGCTGTAGCCGAAGCGCGCGAGCTCGCCGAGCGGGTTCGTCGCGCTGGCCGACGTGAACATGGCCGAGATGGCCGCGACCGTGGCGCCGTAGAGCGACGCGGGCGCCATGATGATGAACGAGCGCGCGGCCTCGTTGAGCGGCTGGCCCTGGTCGTCCAGGAAGCTGAGCATGCGCGCGACCATCGCGAGGATGTTGGCGCTCTGCTGGGCCGTGGTCGGGGTCGCACCGCCCGCGAGGCCGCCGTCGGCCGCGGTCATGTCGTTGTCGATCGTGCCGGACGAGCCGACCGAGTGCGTGCTGCCGAAGAACGCGACGCCATCGTAGGCGTTGCCGTTCGTCGTGATCAGCGATGTGAGCAGGCTCTCGGGGAAGAACGCGACGCGGGTCGCGAGGTCCGCGGCCCGTGCCATGATCTGGCCCGTCTTGTCGCGTCGCAGGTCCTGGGCGCGGAACTCGATCGTCGCTTCGTAGTCGTCGTTGAACAGCGTGACCGAGTCGGCGGCGAGCTCCTGGGCAGAGCGTTCGCCTTCCCACTTGCGGAGCTGCGGCGCCATGCGGAGCCACGGGTAGTTCTCGGACGGGCTGCTCGAGTCGAACGCGCTCGCGACGATGCGCGACCACGAGAGGCCGAGCTGCGCCTGGAGCGACATGGCGTAGCCGGAACGCACGCCCGCGATGGTCACGGGCGTCGAGGGCGCGGTCGAAGCAAGCTGCACCTCGGCGAAGCCCTCCTGGACCTGCCGGACGTATTCGGCCTGCTTCTCCTTGCTCAGACGCGGGATTCGCGCCGGGTTCCACCCCGCCAGTTCCGCGACCTGCAGCGCGATGAACGCGTCCTTGCTGAGCGATTGCTCGCGCGACTTCGGGTCGTGCTCCCAGAGCAGGGCCCACTTGTCGCGACCCGTTGGCATCGCGTTGATCTCGGCGAGCTTCGTGGTGCGCGCGTCCGCGCCCGTGTTGCCACCGCTCAGCGGCTTGTCGCTCAGGTTCATGCGCTCCGCGAGCTTGCGGAAGCGATCGCGCAGGTCCTCGTTCAGGCGCAGCGTCGCGGCCGACGCCTCGGCGCCGCCCACGATGAGCTCCTGCACGAGCTGCGTCTGCTCGGGCGCCGCGGCCGATTGGATTGCGGCCACGCGCTCGCGCTCGGCCTTGAGCGTGGCGGCCTCGGTCTCCTTCCGGATCTTGCCCTCGTCCAGCAGCGCGGTGCCGGTAGATCCGGCGCCGGCAGCATCGTCTTCGATCTTCTTGACCATGTTGTCCTCTGCCGTCGCCGTGAGAGAAAACTCCACCTCGAGCTCGGGCGACGCTGTCAGAGCTGCGGCGGAGGTATTCGAGTCGGCGCCCAACGCCGTGAAGCTGACTTCACGAAGTTCGGACCGTCGGAAGATGTGGCCCGGTCCCTTGACCATGACCCCGTTGACCTCGGCCTCGGCGCCCTCGCGCAAGACCTCGATCTTGGTTGGGAACAGACGGACGCTCGCCTCCCAGGGGAACCCGTCCTTGCTTTCGCTCCGCACCGACTGCGCCAGCTGGCTGTTCTTGAGGAACGAGCCCGACATGACGAGGCCGCGACTCTCGACCGCGCGCGCGTCGCTCACGCCGATGCGTTGCGACACGTCGTGATCGACGAGCACCGGGATCTTGCTCTTGCCCTTGATGCCCTCGAGGTCGATCGCGAGGTTGCCCCACCACCAGTGATTGAGCACGGGCTTCGGGCTCTTGGCCACGATCGAGAAGGACTGGGGACCGCCGTCCTCCTGCGCGAGCACGAGGTCCGGTCCCTGGATCGCGAACTCGCAGGCTCTCGCCGGCACCTTCTTCTTCTCGATGGTGGCTTTCATTGCGCGGGCGCCTCCTCGGCGTCGGGTTGGTCCTGTTCTGCTGGGTCAGCAGCGGGCTTCGAGTCGCCCGGTGCCGACCGCGGGCGCGGTGGCAAGCCCTTGCGCTCGCGGATCGCGTTCTCCATGACCTCCGCGTCCGTGTTCGCCTCGATCACTTCCTCGAGGTCGAGCCCGCTGCGCGCTGCTTCGATCTGTTGCGTCGAGACGTTGGCCGCGACGGCCTGCATCGAGGCCTCGATCTCCTTGACCGGATCGACCCAGCCCCATGCGGGCCTGATCCAGCGGGCCGCGAGGAACGCCTGCATGCGGTCCGTCATCGACGGGAACACGGGCAGATCGCCGTTCAGGATGCCTTCCCTGATCAGGGTCTCCCATACCGGTCGGCACCAGGTCCGGATCAGCAGGCCTTGCTCGTTCTCGAACCCGCGGCGCGCTTCGAGCAGCATGGAGCGAGCGCTCGAGTAGTTCATCGAGCTGAAGTCGCGCGCGAGCATCTCGTAGGAGAGGCCTAGGCTCGCGGCGAACGCGCGCAGCACGCGCACGACGAACGGGTCGAACGTCGCGCCAGGCCGCGTCGGGCTGAACCCCTGGAACTTCTCGCCCGGGTTCAGGTAGACGGTCGTCCCGTTCTCGAACGTCTCGTGGAACACCATCTCGCCGGTGCCGTCCCGCTCCGTGCCCTGCTCGAGCTGTAGCGAGGGATCGCTCGGATCCAGCGGTCTCTCGACCACGTTGACCGTCGTGCCCTGCACGCGCGCGGCCGCGACCTCGCTGTCGAGGTAGTGCGCCAGGTGATCCGCGACCCCCAGGCCGGCCGCGATGATCGGCATGCCCCGACTCTGGCCAGGCCGCACCCGCTTGTAGACGTGCAGCACGTTCCAGAACCCGCCGCGGAACCGCTCGATGCGCTCCGGCGCCAGGCTGATCGTGCCCCTGGTCTGGAATCGCAGATCGTCCGGATGCTGCGGCGCGATCCAGTAGGCGACGGGCTGGCCGGCCTCACCGATCTCGACGCCCTGGCGCGTGTTGGCCAGCGAGAGCGTCATCGGATCCTGCAGCCGGGCCGGGTCGATCAGTTCCCACGACGTCTGCTGCTTGCCACCACTGCCAGGCAACACCACGCGATGCGCGAGCGACTCGCCGTCGACGAGCCGGCCGCGGTAGACGATCTCGGTCAGGTCGGCGAAGTCGCTGATGCGGTTCCCGTCCGCGAAGTAGGGCGCCCACGCCTTGAAATACTGCTCCGCGGCCCTGTTGAACTCGGCGCACTGCGACTCGGTGCAACCGGTGAGCTCGGGGCGCGCCGCGGCCTGCGGCATGATGCCGGTCCCGACCACGTTCTCGAGCAGGACGCGGATCGCGGCGGCCGAGTGCGCGTCGTCACGCACCAGCGCCTGCGATCTCTGGCGCAACGTGTCGAGGTCGGGCAGCAGGTCGCCGTCCGCGCTGCCGCTGCTCATCTTGGTCCGCAGCCGGTCCATCTTCGCGGCCTCGAAGCGCAACGCCGCGACCTGGCGATCGCGGTGCGCATCCCTCATCTCGGGCGAAGCGATCGCCTGCAGCCTCGCGCGCGCCTGATTGCGGCGCAGGGCGCGCTCCGGCGACACGGCCGCGACCACCGAGTCGAGCATGCGTGCGACCACGCCGGGCCCTCTCATTGGAGCCTCGCGAGGGTCTTGCGTGGTCCGGTCCTGGCGGCGGCGAGGCCAGCGTAGTACTTGCGCACCTCGAGCATCTGGTCGTGACCGCGGAGCGTGATCTGGCCGCCGTTGCCTGGGAACGACACGACATCGAGCCCCGCGAGCACGGCCGCATCGATGCTCGCGACGATTTCCTGCGGCGAGGGCTGGGCAACAACAGCGGCAGCGGTGCCGGCCTCTTCCTCGGCTCGCATTTGCCGCAGCGTGCCGACGACCGCGTTCTCCATCTGGGTCTGACCGACGCCGCTGTAGTGCGCGACGTCACCCTTGGGAAAGCCGTTGGTCTCGAACGTCCTGACATTCGGGACGCTCGCCGCGATGTTCGTGATCGCGGCGCGCACCTGTGCGGCGTATGGCCAGTTGGTCGTCGTGACGAGCGGGTGGATCCACTTGATCTCGTCGGGGTCGCCTGACCAGAACCCGCGGGTGACGATCTCCTGCCGCAGCAGCGAGATGAACGACCGGAGATTGGCCTCGTAGGCTTCGGCCAATACCAGGGCACTCGCGTCCGCCTCCCCTTGCAGCATCACGACCGCTTCGATCTCGAGCGTGTGGCCTTCTGCCGTGGCTTGCAGCTGCGCCACGCTGAGCATGTCCATGAGCCGGTTCCAGAGCGCGTTCGGCGAGCTCGGCGTGAACGTGCACTGTTGCTTCGCGTCGAACCATCCGGTCGCCGTCACGTTGTCGAACGCGAATTCGTTGTAGGAGAGCGAGGCCCCACCCACCGCGAGCGTCACGACGCGGACGTCGCTTCCATTCATCGCCGCGATCTGCGGGCCAGCACCGTGATGCCAGACCGCGAGCTGCCCCGAGATCCCCGCGCCAGAGCCGGGGTTGTAGGTCCGCATCTGCGCGATGCCGCCCGGGTAGTTGAAGCCCGGTGGATAGGGGTTCGTCTTGCCCGCCGTGCTCGAACCCTCATAGGGGCACCACGGCAGCCAGTAGCCCCACAGGTGCCACTCGCTCGACGTCAGCGTGCCCTGCGGCTTCATCTCGAACGTGTCGCCCGCGTTGGGCGTGCTCGGCCACGCGACCGAAACCGTGACCGCGCCCGTGCTGCCATTCACTGCCGAGATGATCCGCTCGACGCCGACGTTGGCGCCGGCGCCGGTCAGGCACTTGAGCACGACGCCGGTCAGCTTCGGCGCGTTGCCCGAGATGTTCGGCCAGCCGACGTTCAGGTTGACGATGCTCGAGGTGCTGCCCGCGAGCGCGACGAATCCGTAGGAGAACTGCTCACCCTCCTCGGGCGATGTCGGCGCGACCGTCCAGGCCGGGACCGTGAGCGAGTTGGCGCCGGTCGCGGACACGGTGCGCACTTCTCCGGTGCGCAGCCGCGTGACCGTGAACGGCTGCGAGAACGCGATCCACGTCTGCTCCGTATTGAGGACGGTCGGCGTGCTACCGGCCGCGACGAGTCCCGAACCCGGATACCGCCTGTAGCCGGTGGCGTAGGGGTTGTAGAAGACGAGGTAGCGCGACTCCTTCACCGCGAGCCCCATCAGGTTCAGCGTCGTGAACCCGGGGAACGTGCCCGGCATCGTGAAGTTGTCGTTGTAGCTGCCCGCCGGGTTGCTGGACGCCGCGATGAGGAACAGGCTGGGATGCAGGCCGAGCCATTCGTTCTCGTCGCCGACAGGGTCGCCATTGCTCTGGCCGAGGCAAAGCAGCATGCGCTTCTTGGCCATGCCCTACCCGCCCTCGCTACAGATCGCCGCCGCCATGGATCCGCAGGATGACGGCGCCGCGAACTTTCAACAGGGGTCGTGCGCGCGGTGCGGTCAGGGCGGTGGCGGCACGGTTCGGCCAGGCGTCTCCCCGTCCCACCTCACTGACTCGGGCCCGAGCTCGCGCGATCGATAGATTTGGCCACAGTCCTTGCACTTATGCATCCGGAGAGTGCCGCGCACGTTGCTCGTGAACGGCTTGCGCCGGCCGCATCTCGGGCAGCAAAAAGGAACGAACGGAACGACAGGAAAACGGTCGTCGTCGAGGTCGTCGTTGGGCCGGATCATCGCGCGAGCCTCGGGAATTGGGGGCCTCGCGGATGCTTCGGCGGTGTCGGCCGCGCCGCAGTTCTGCGCCGCGCCGGAGCCATGCCTGGCAGCGCGACCCCCTCGATGCTCGCGGCCACCGCGGCGCCGACCAGGCAGTCGAGCAGGTGGTTGTCGCGGTGCGGCAGGAGCGTCCAGATGTCGACCGACCTGGCCGAGCCGCGCATCCGTTCGCGCGTCTCGGCGGTCAAGTGCTCCGCGAGCATCCGGTGCTTGCTCTGGAGCTTGCCCCACAACGTCAGGCTGCCGGGGTCGCCAGGCGCGGTCGCGAGGCGTGCGTGCACGTGCGACTTCCAGAGCCCCGTGTCGAAGACGGCATGGCGCGGCCGCGAATCGACCGGGATCCGCCAGCCGAGTCCCGCGCGGTCGCCCGGCTTCTTCGCCCACTCCGCCAGTGGCTTCGCCGCGATCCCGACGAACCGGCCGTGGGAAGGTTGCAGCTGCATTGCGTGCGGGCTGCGCCGGCACAGCGTGTAGACGAGCTCGGTCGACTCGCGCCAGTTCGCGTCGATCAGGCACCGCGCGATCTTCACGGGCTGGTCGTCCTCCGTCTTCCAGGTCCGCGCCATCAGCGACTCGGTCAGCTGCTCCAGGCCTGCGAGGATCGCGCCCTCGACGCCGGCCCGCGGGGCCAGATCCTGCAGGGTCGGCCGCACGTTCTTGTAGAGCACGTGCTCGGTCGCCTGGCGCGGGAAGATCCCGTAGTCGACGACCCAGCCCGTGAAGTCCTCGCGCCAGGCCGCAACCAGGTAGTAGAGCGCGCGCTGCTGCACGTCGATGCTGGCCGTGAGCTTCACGGTCGAGAGCGGGATCACGCCCGCGTCGAAGCCGGACAGCCGCCGCATGATCGCGTCGGCCGACAGGATCGCGCTGTCCTGGTCGAGCGCCCGATCCGTCAACGGCTCGTTCTGATACTCGGCCGCGAACGCGGACGCGTCCTGCAGCCGCAGGTTCATCGCATGCTGCACCGCCGAAGCCTCGCCGGGCAGGAAGCGCGCGGGCCACGCCACGACCGCGCCCGCGTCCAGATCGGCCTGGTGCTCGAGGTAGAACGCGGTCGCGCCGCGCATGTCGCCGTGCTGCTCCAGCGACGAGCGGCGCGCATCGTCGTATTGCTCCCAGAGCTTCGCGTTCGTGGGCTCGACGTAGAGCAGGCGCATTCTCCTCCCGTTCCACTCCGGGTGAATCTGTCGGTTCAGCAGGCGATCAGCGACGTCGCCTTCCCGGATCACCGTCACGGTCGCGACAGCCGCGATCTTCTTGCCCGCCCCTCCGAGCCCGATCACGTTCCGTGCCAGCACTCGCTCGCGTTTCGCACACTCGGTCAGCGACTGGGCCGACTCGTCGGTCTGCGGGTCGTCGATGATCACGAGCTCGGGTCGCACTCTTCCTCCGTCGGGCAAGCGCCCGATGTGGCCACGGATGCGGCCCAGCAGGCCGGCGACGCGCAAGATCGCGCCGCTCGCCGCGCTGCCCTCGATTGTCGGCAGCACGAGCACGTCATCCCGCATCGTGATGCTCGTGCGCTGGCCGCCCTGCATCTGACCGGCGGCCCGGTTGGCGATGCCCTCGAGCGACGCGAGCGGGAACGAGACCTCGGGGAAGTCCGCCGCGATCAGCGACGTGGCCGATTCGAGGTCCGCGCGAATCAACTGTAGCAGCTCCTTGCCCGCCGCCTCGGTCGCCGCGACGAGCAGGAGGAAGCGTCGGTGCGCATAGAGCAGGGCCCACTCGCAGGCCGCGATCGACAGAGCCGTCTTGCCCGATCCACGCGGCATTGCGATCGCCGCCTGGCCTCCCTCGAGCACAATTGACTGCAGCGCCGCGAGGACCTGCAGGTGGTCGTCAGACCAGGCCAGGTGGAAGGTCGGGGCGTGATACGTCTCGCAGAAACGCCGCAGGTCGAGCCGGCAGGCCTCCCGGCGGGCCGGATCCTGGCAGGGAGGCAGCTTGCCGATGTCCCGGACCGATGCGGCGAGCTTCCGCTGGCGGGTGTTCGCGCTGTCCTTCTGACGCTTGTACTGAGCCCTGGCCTTGGCTTTTCGCCCCTTCCGTGGCCGTTTCGGTGCGGATGCATTGGCCACCGTCTAGTTACAGGGGCCCCCAGAATGGCTCGCCAGGAGCGAAACGGGCCGTCCTGGGGGCGAAAGAAACTCTGCCCTAGGCCCT